TCAGATTAATCAACCCAATAACCACTTCACCAGTATTTGAACAATTCCTATACACCCCAGACACAACACTAATTAATCCTAAAGGTCAATTATCATTTAGAGGTAAAGCTTTATCTCGACAAACTGTTCCAATTGTAGGTAACACTTGGGGATCGAGTGGATTAGGTGATGGGATTCTTAACAGTGTTGCGGGGGACGCTACATGGGATCATGATCTACCAGGTGTTCAATTAAACCAAGGACAAGATGAAGCTTATAACCAATTAACCATCCCTGCAGGAACATGTACTGCATTCCCCTTAGAAGTAAATATTGGATATTATGCAAATGGTGCAACTGGAGGGGCAGAGTTAGATGTTGTCCTTATAAAAGGAAATGGAGTATTAGTTAATGACCCAGACGGAGGAAAAATACCTACCCCTAGAACATTAGCTAACTCAGACACATTTGACGATGCCGCACTTACGGTAACAACATTAACTACCAGTTTTACAAGTGACAATACTCTACAATACAAAACTTATGGTCCTATCGATATATCAAATTACTATGAAGGAGATACGATTTTAATTAGACAAAGAAAAGGTGATAATGCTGGATCATTTGATATAGTTACAACGGATGTTTCATTTGTCAAATGGACATTGGGAGAAAGATCATAATAAAAGAAATTTGGATTACCCCTAAATCCTATGTATTTTAACATAACTAATTAATATTTATAAACATGGAAAAAACAGTTTTATCAAAAGAAGAAATTAATAACCTTTCTTCGTTACAACAACAGCAGGATACTTTCATCATCCAACTTGGTCAAATAGAATATCAAAAAAATATGTTAGACCAACAAAAACACAAAATCAATCAACAAATAGAATCATTTGAACAATCTCAAATTAAATTAGCTAAAGAACTTGAAGAAAAATATGGCAAGGGAACAGTTAATTTAGAAAGTGGAGAATTCGTTAAGAATTAATCGATTTTCAAGGGATTCTATAGTATTTATAAACAAAATTAATTTATAGAACATGGCAGAAGTATTATTATCACCAGGTGTATTAGCTCAAGAAAATGATAATTCATTTTTAACAGCACAACCAATACAAGCAGGCGCAGCTATTGTAGGACCTACAGTAAAGGGACCAGTTGGAATACCAACTTTAGTTACTACTTACAGTGATTATCAAAACAAATTTGGAGCTGTAGTAGAAAGTGGAAGTGCAGAATACACTTACTTCACATCAATTTCCGCTTATAATTATTTCCAACAAGGAGGTGATTCATTATTAGTAACAAGAGTAGTTAGTGGTTCTTATACCACAGCTGTTAACACTAGCATTCCTAATAGTATAGAAAGTGGAGTAGTTTCAACGGATGCAGATGCATTATTAACTTCATTTACAAGTGTAAGTGCTTCAATTGGTGCTAATACAGGAGTAGCAGGAACTGGTAGTTTATCAGGGACTGGAGTTATATTAAATGTAACATTAGATACAACATCTTCAATCTCCACAGTAACTGTTACTAGTGGTGGAACTGGATTTGTACCAGGTGAAGTTTTAACAATACCATCAGCTTCATTAACAGGGGGGGCTGCAAATTTAGTTTTTACCTTAGATGCCGATGATATAGTAAATACAGACTCAGGAATAGTACTAGAAACATTATCAGAAGGAATAAACCAAAACAGTACATCAACATTAGGCTCATCAGGACAATTAGCTGACGGTACAGCAGACAATATAAGATGGGAAATTACAGCTCCTAACACAGGATCAGGTACATTTGCCCTATTAATTAGAAGAGGTGATGACATTACGAATTCCAAAACAATATTAGAAACTTGGGCAGGTTTATCACTAGACCCAAATTCATCAAATTACATTGAAAAGGTAATAGGTAACTCAAAACAAACAGTTGCTAATGACAATGGTGAATATTACATTAAAAATGATGGTACATATAATACTTTAAGTAGATATGTAAGAGTAAAATCAGTAGCAACAAAAACATTAAACTATTTTGATAACGCTGGAAATGCTAAAGACCAATTTACAGGTTCTATTCCAATTGCCTCTGAAGGAACATTTGGAGGAGCTACAGGAGTCCCATTTACAGCCGCTAATTCACCTGCATTATTTTATGATAGTATATCTAACATCAATACACAAGGATTTGATGGTGATGCTTTAGATGATACTACAAGCACAGGTACATATGCTGTAGCTTTAAACTTATTAGCTAATAGAGATTTATTTAATTATAATTTAATTACAACTCCAGGATTAATAAAAGCAAATGCTAAAGCAACAGGTGAACTTACTACAATGGTAAACACAGCTCAATCAAGAGGTGATAATTTAGCCATAGTAGATTTAGTGAATTATGATTCAGATATACTTCCAGTAGCCGCAGGAGCAGCAGCAATTGATTCTTCATACGCAGCTACCTATTGGCCTTGGTTGCAAACAATCGACCCAGATAAGGGTGGACAAGTTTGGGTACCTGCTTCAACAATGATACCAGGAGTATACGCTTTCAATGATAGATCAGGAGAAGCATGGTTTGCACCTGCAGGTTTAAGTAGAGGTGGATTATCAACAGTATTAAGAGCAGAAAGAAATTTAACAAACGGCAACAGAAATACATTATATGGAGCAAATGTTAATCCAATAGCTACATTCCCTAATGTTGGGGTAGTAGTATTCGGACAAAAAACACTACAGAAAAAAGCAAGTGCTTTGGATAGAATAAATGTTAGAAGATTGTTAATAGAATTAAAATCGTACATTTCACAAATAGCAGATAACTTAGTATTTGAACAAAATACAATAGCAACAAGAAACAATTTCTTGAGTCAAGTTAACCCTTACCTAGAAAGTGTACAACAAAGACAAGGTTTATATGCCTTTAAAGTAGTAATGGATGACTCAAATAACACACCAGATGTTATTGATAGAAATGAGTTAATAGGACAAATTTACCTCCAACCAACTAAAACAGCAGAATTTATTTACTTAGATTTCAATGTTTTACCAACTGGAGCTACTTTCCCGTCATAAAAACCAAAGAATCAGATATTTATAATCGAAAATAAACAATAAAAAATGGCAGTATTAGATCCCAATGAAATATTTTTTACAGCGTTTGAACCCAAACAGCAGAACAGATTCATCCTTTATATGGATGGTATCCCAAGCTTTATGATTAAAAAAGCAGGCGCAGTAACTTTAACCCAAGGAGTAGTAACTCTAGATCATATTAACGTAGAAAGAAAAGTTAAAGGTAAATCCAAATGGGGTGATGTTGCTTTATCATTGTATGACCCAATTACACCATCTGGAGCACAAGCAATAATGGAGTGGGTAAGATTACATCACGAATCTGTAACAGGTAGAGATGGTTACTCTGATTTCTATAAGAAAGATTTAACAATTAATGTTTTAGGACCTGTAGGAGACATAGTTTCAGAATGGGTATTAAAGGGAGCATTTATTATTGATGCTAATTTTGGAGATTATGATTGGACAGCAGCTGATACAGCAACTGAACTTACAATGACGGTATCTATTGACTACGCAGTATTGAATTTCTAAAAAATTTCACATATTTTATTAAGAAAAGTTTGGCTTCGGTTAGACTTTTTTTTATCTTAATATGTATAATAAGAAAACAAGTTATAACCAAATAAAAATTATGAGTGAATTTAAATTACCAACTGAAGAAGTTGAATTACCTTCTAAAGGTTTAGTCTATCCTGAAGACAATCCATTATCAAGTGGAAAAGTAGAAATAAAGTACATGACTGCAAAGGAAGAGGATATTTTATCAAACCAATCATTTATTAAAAAAGGAACAGTAATAGATAAATTATTAAAATCCCTAATTGTAACCGATATTGATTATAATGATTTAATCATTGGTGATAAGAATGCTCTTATGGTAGCCGCCCGAGTATTAGGATATGGTAAAGATTATAGTTTTATTTATGAAGATGAAGAAATTGAAGTTGATTTATCTCTAATAGAACCAAAACCTATGGATGAATCAGATTTTACTAAAGGTCATAATTCCTTTAATTTTACCCTACCATCAACTAATACTGAAATAACATTCAAGTTATTAACCCATAAGGATGAAATGTCAATTACTAGAGAATTAGAAGGTCTTAAAAAGATATCTAAAACTAATTCACCTACAATTTCAACAAAACTAAAATACATCATTACCTCAGTGGGGGGCGATTCAGAACCTAAAACTATTAGGAAGTATGTAGACGATTTTCTCCTAGCAAGAGATGCTAGGGCATTAAGAAAACATATAGACGAATTTCAACCCGACATAGATTTGTCATTTTTTCCCCCCGAAAGTGACACGTCTCAACCCCTCCCAATTGGCCTTAACTTTTTTTGGCCTGACGTCAAATCAAGCGTCTGAAGTTAGAAAAAATTTATTCACCCAAATCCATGAAATAGTATTTCATGGTAAGGGTGGATATGATTGGTACACTGTTTAT